TACCTCTCTCAACTCCACCTGTAAGAGCTATTTGTTCTTGATGACGTTTACCATAATTAAGTAACTCGTCACAGAATCTTGGTGTCAGAACACTTGTAAAATAGTAATAATGATTAAATAGATTCATGCTTCCTCTTTAAAAGAATATGTATCTATTTTAAATGCTATTGTCTATGGTTTTAAATCCCAGCTTAAATTCTCTTCATTCCAGCTGTAAAATTTACCCTCTAATCTTTGTTCTTCTGTAAGAGAAGGTTGAGGCACAGGTGCTTGCCAATCGTCACTAGCATCGAGGGACCATGAAGGATAGGGTTGTGGTGCTATAAATTTATCTTTTATTAAGTCATAAGTATCACCTATACCAGCATATTTTTTTCTAAAGTTATTGTTATAGGAGGTTTGTACCCACTTTACACCATTAATAGAAAGAGGACATACTGTTGCAAAGTGATTTGCAGCTTCAATTGATAGTTCTCCACCGTTGTTAGCTATGTCTTGATTGCAACCTACCACCACTCGTAGAACTTTATTATTTGAATCTATTTCAGCAAAATGAGCCATATTAAGAAACTGTTAAAGTGCCTGTAACTGTAAAAGTACAAATTGTGTTACCACCACTAGTTGTTTTTGTATTTGTTGGAGGACTTACTGAAAGTCTAGGGGATGCTGCTACTGGTGCTCTTAAAATAACTATACCTGAACCGCCACCACCGCTAGGTCCACAATCAACTTGTCCTGCTCCACCGCCACCACCTGTATTAGCTGTACCAGCTGTTCCAGATCCACCTGGTGCACTTGGACTTCCTGCTCCGCCACCGCCATTTCCTCCTGCTCCGCCAGATCCGCCAGAAAATTGTCCTCCGCCTCCTCCAGCATAGGTTTCTGGACTACCTGAAATTGAATTTGCTGAACCATCTCCTCCTGCTCCTCCAGCTGTAGGTGTTCTTTCACCACCTGCTGCGCCTGCCCCACCTCCACCTGCTGAATTATTTCCAGAAGGATACAATGGTCCTGAAGTTAAACCTCCTCCGCCTGGATTTCCTTGCGATGGACTTGTTGGAGGTGAATTTCCTGATCCAGCTGGTCTTGAATTATTTCCTCCAGAAACGTCATAACCTCCACCTCCACCAGAACCTCCTGGTCGTCCTCCAAGTGAAGGAAATGGAAATCCTCCACCTGGTCCTCCACCACCTGAGGCAGAACCTCCTCCACCACCCGTTGATGTAATTGTTGAAAATACTGAAGGAGATCCATTATTTCCAAGTGTAGTTGGATTATTAGATGCTCCACCTGATTTACCAGCTCCTCCCCCACCAACTGTTATTGAAGTTGGTCCTGGTGTTAAAGATATTTTAGTTCCTCCTGGAAATGAAGTACGATATCCTCCTGCTCCACCACCTGAATTACTTCCTTGTCCAAAGGGCCCTCCTGCTCCCCCTGATCCACCACCAGCCACTACTAAATAGTCAATTGTTCCGTCCCAACCTGCGCCTGCAGTTAACCCAAACCCTTTTGCCGAACCCGCACCTCTTGAAGATAAGATAGGCATTTAAGTCTCCTAGTTGAATTGAGTTTGTGATGCCAAAATTGTAAATGTTGACGTTGCTGTCTTTATAACAGTAAAGCCATAAGTGTCAATTCCTGCGTTACCAGAAGAAGGAGCGGAACCTCCTTGAAATTCATTTGTAACGTTTGTTGATGTTCCATCAACTGTTATTGTTGAAAGATAAAAAGTTGTATTAGTATTTAAAAAAGCACCAGTCATAGATTCACCTGTAGACATTACATCATTAAGTGTAGTTGATGAAGAGCCCCTTAAATTAAGAGTAAATTGACCTGTTGCAGTTGTTGTATGAAAAAGCACTGCTTGAGTTAAAAAATCATAATTTATAGTTCCAGTTGTAGCAGTTGCAAATACAGAAACTTTTTCTTTTAATTGTTGAATTTTACCAGTGCCATTAAATGTAATTGCTCCTAAAACTTTTGGTGTAAAATTAATACCAATGTTTGCATCACTTCCTGATGCAGTAAAGTTAGGATTATTTCCAGTTGCAGCGTTAGCAAGAGTTACTTCATTTACTGCTGAAGCTGTTTTACTAAATATAATTTGTTCATTACCTGAATCATCATCAATTCCAGTGTTATTATCAAAAGCAATATCAAAACCATTGGTATCCATTGAGGCACCAAGGGATAATGTTGCTGTGTTAATAGTTGGTGATGTTAAAGTTTTATTTGTTAAAGTAGCTGGACCTGTTAAAGTATCAAAAGCTGTATCAATTACATTTACACCATCCATGTAAACAAGTTTTACAGTTTTATCTGTTGTACCAAAAGTTACAAAATTTGTAGTTTGAGATGCACCTCGTAAGGTTACTGTAAAAGCACCTGATGTACTATTTTTTACAATATATGTTTTTTCAATGTTAGGAACATTTACTGTAGAGTTTGCATTTATAGTTCCAGATAAATCCAAAACAGCATTTCTTGCATTCGAAATAGTTGCGTCAGTCATTACAAGCGTTGTATTTGCTGTAATGGTTATTAATTCATATCCAACAATTGCTTGTTGAACTAAGTCTAAATTTGTGTTTGTTTTTGCACCCCATGTTCCAGAGTTTTCGCCTGTGGCCATTAACTCAATTTTGAGGTCTGTAGAAAATGTAGAAGCCATACTTAATTCCTTATTAAATTATTGCAATAATCCTTAATTTTAAATTCATTACGCAGCTATGTCAACCACAGTCCAAGTGCCTGTTTGATTAATATCAATTACCGCCCAAGCTGTAATAAATAGGGTGCCAGTAGAGCCAGTTAATGTAACTCCAGTAACATCTACATTTGTTAAAAACTGACCTGACATTGTGCCTGTTGAAGTTGTCAAAGTTTGACCAGTAACTGCAACATCTATTACAGTGAATGCAGTTTCATCACCTAAACTAATTGTAGATTCAATACCTGAAAAACTAGTGTTTGCATCTCCAGTAACTGTAATAGAACCTACAGCTGGAATAGATAATGTTATTACTTGTCCAGTTGTGTCTACTTCAACAGATGGAACAACAACTTCTTCTCCACCTTGTTCAACATCCATTCCTCCAATATTGCCCCAAGATCCATAACCCCATTCTGCTGTGCCCCAAGGTAAATCACCTGGTGCAGTAAGTTCTACAATTGTGTTTGCATCAACATTTTCTTGAGTAAACCCAACGCTAGTTGTTAATAAATTAGTTGTTAAATTTAAATTTGCATCAGCTGTTATTACTATTGATGTTACACTTACGGTTATTAAATTTGTGCTTGCATCTACTGATGCATTTAATTCAGCGTCTGCTTGTTCCTCACCTTGATCTATTTGTGCTCCAGTAATTTGACCATAACCACCGTAACCCCATGTGTTGTATCCCCATGTTGTAGGTGTTCCAGGTGTTGTAACAGAAACTGTTGAGTCTTCAAAATCTTGACCCCAAACTAATGAGCCCCAAGTAAGTCTTCCCCAACCTTCTAAATGAAATGCGTCTACTGAACCAACGGTTACATCTATTTGATCAAAACCGCCATAAGTGTCAGAGCCCCATAAACCTGATCCATAGGCTACTAGTCCAGGTGACGATACTTCAACTGTGATGTCCGCCACCTGGCCCTCCTAAGTTATGCGATTCTTAATATAGCTGCTGCAGATGTAAATGCTGGGAATTGAATAGTAAATGTTCCAGATGTTGCAGTTTTATCAGCACCAAAGTCTAATACAGCAACTGCCTTATCACTCTCTGTATCATTATAAATAAGTGCTCCTCGTGCAGTTAATGTTACACCTGTAAAAGATAAATTTGCAAAATTAACTATAGCTACGCTACCATCTAATGATGTTTGTTGTGAAGCTAATGTTCCACCTCCAAGAGAATATGAACCTCCTGTACCTGTGACTTCATTTGTTGAACTATAAACTGTTGTTGCAGCTGATAAATTTGCTGCTGATGAATACAATGCTAATTTAAAAACATCTCCACCAGATTCGAAGTCATGTATTCCGTCTAAAAGTTGTTGTTTGAATGAATTACAAACCGCTTGTGTTATACTCATAATATTTTTCTCCTAATAATTTTGTTACGGTGATGGAGAATTTAGTTTTAACCTCATTGCTCCATCTTGATACTCGTCTCTGCGTCTTCTTCCAGTTTGTTCCAACGCAAATCCTTGTAATGCTGTATTATACTTGTCTTGATATAGTTTGTACATATCTACAGGCCCTTTTAAAAAAGCATAAGCTTCTACTAAACAAGCAAAAAGTAATAATTCTGGTGCATTTAGAGAAATATATGTTTCTGTATTTGTTGAACTCAAACCATCTGGTGTATAAATATAATCTAAAGTAACTGCATAAGCTGCATCAGGAGTTGGTGCTACTTCAATTGCATTTTCTCTAAATGTTGCATAATATTTAGGAAATCCAGTTGATCCTGATGAATTGTACTCTGTTATAAATGTATCATCTCTAGGCTCTAATGATACCGCAATAGATGAGCTATTTGTTGCAATAACAGAACGTACAATCAAAGCTCTTCTAGATGAACTTGTTCCAGAAGAACCACTAGAATTCGGTAATGCTAAATATTTGTTGTTAGCTGTAAATGTAGATGTCGCGTACTCGCGCGCGTAGTCTGCGTCCGCATCTCTAAATATTCTAAACTCAGAATCTCTAATAAAACCATCAACAATCGTTGATGTAAAAACATCAGAACTTACTTCTGTATAATCTCTTATTTTTGTAACTAATTCTGAATAAGTCATGATATGGCTATAGTAACATCTCCAACTGCTGTATAAGCTGATCTTCTATAATTAATATCAATACCACCAATTTCTGGTTGCATACTAAATTGTCCTGGTCCTTTAGCAGAAGTTTCATACTGACCTGGCCAATAGTATAAATCTAAATTTAATGTTAATCCTCCACCTGGTCTTACATCAGCTCTTGGATTTTTAATAGCTTGTGGATCAGCTGGATGATATGGTGGATCTAATTGTGGATGTTTTGCTTCATATTCACTAATATGAACTAAACTTCCATTCCATTCTCTAATCATTTCCAAATAGGGAAACTGACATCCAGATCTGTCTGAAATAGCAAGTGCGTTTTTACCTTTTGCGTAAGCCATTAATATCTATCTCCATAATACGATTGTGGTGATATGTATAAAGACGTTCTTTGACCATCTTCTTGTAATGCTCTTTCAAGTTCATCTTCATACAGTAACTTTAATGCTTGTATTCTATCTGGTGCAAATTTTTGTGATAAATAAAATGCAAGTCCAGAAACCATACACGGTAAAAATCTAAAAGGTAAATCTGTTTGATTAGTGTAGCCTCCAGCATCTTGTATTCGTTGCATGTAGTAATATTTTAAAAATGTATAAGTATTTGCATCAGGAGTTAAATATAAACTAATAGTTGGTGTTAACTGTCTATCAACGTAATACTGCGATGGTTGTCCTGTTTGTCCTTTATTCGGTAATGCTGCGTAAGCTGATCTATCAATTTTAGTTAAAGAAATATCTTGAGTGCTTGATGTTATTGCATTTGTTGTTGAAACATATGCTTCTAATACATCATTACAATCACTTGGTGTTGTATATGTTGTTGTACCAGCAGTTAATGCTTGAGTTTGTAATTCTACTTTCCAAAGGTGCACGCCTCTATTGCCCCATTCAGAAAATAAAAGATTTAGACTTCTTCTTGACGATCTTAAATCGTATCCTTTAGTATTACGAATGCCACATCGTTCGTAAGCTTCTTCAATGACATCATCGATGTCTAAATTAAAAGATGTTGTTCCAGATGTAGCCATAAGTCATAACCTTACTTTTTCTTTTTAATCGGTTTCTTAGATCCGTTAATTTTTCCTGTAAGTTTATAAGGCTTATGTGCCCCGCCCATTGGTTGTTTGTATGCTACGTTCATTATGATATACTAGATTTTTGTAGTTTAACTTGTATTGGTTTTTGTCCTTTTGGTATAAATCTTTCAATCATTCCTCCAGCACTCATACCAGCAGGTTTATCTCTTAACGCTGCAAAATCTTCTCCAGTAATCTTATCTGTAGGTTCAGCTGCAGCAGCTATTTTTTTTTGTTTTGGTGATAATGTTTTTTTCATATATCTATCATACCACCATAATACTTCTTAGTAAATGTGCTAACATTTGTTGGTTTAGGGCCTACATTACTAGCTTGTTGTTTTCTTTTAACAGCAGAAGCTCTTTCCCCCCTAGTCATAGCTCTTGCTTTAGCTATTGGCACACATTTTGGATAATTTTTTCTTTTTTCACTTCCACTTCTTCCACATTTAGGATAAGAGCCATCTGGCTTTCTATTTGCTATATCTACCCAATTTTCTCCTACCCATTTCCTAAGACCGTTTTTTGCCATTATAGTACCATTGATTTTTCTGCTTTAATTTGTGCAATAAATTTTTGTCTCTTTTCTCTTAAATTCAAGGGTAGTTTAAAATATTTTTTTTTGTAATTAAAACCTGGTCCTTCTACTTTTCCAAATGTTTTGCAAAGAAGTATACATAATTTGGCTTGTTTTTTTTTAATATTTAAATAAGGATATAATAATTTTAAAACATCCGAAACTCTGCGTGCCCCAGATAGAACCCATTCTGTAGTAGGTCTATTTACAAATTTTTTACGTGTATAAAGACGACCTCCAAATTTTTCGTGAATTTTTTTTAATAAATTAAAACCATTCATATGTATACCTATAATTGGACTATAATAAAAACCGTCATAATTTTTAGATTTTTTAAATCTTTTAACTGATATATATCCTTCTCCATCAAAAAGACCTGCTAAATATTGCATGGACAAACTCATTAGAATTTTTGTGTTACTTTTCGTCTATCTTTCATAACCATGCCACAACCTTTTGCAATCCCGCCTTGATTATAGTTTGATATTGCTTTTCTTTCTTGTGAAATACTACCACCCTTAGATTTTTTCCTACCTCCTGGAACTATTTTACCAGAGCATACAGCTGAGGCGTACATATTTGCGTAAGCGCTTGGATACACCTTAAATTTTCTTTTTGCGGCGGCTTTTCCTTTTGGACAAAGTTTACCCATTTTTTTTCTTTTTGTTTTTCTTTTTCATTAGCATAGCTTTTGAAGCTTTGGCACCTTTTACTTTACCTTCTATTTGCTGTTTCATTTGTGATCTCCCTATTGGCATTGTTTACTCCATTGATGTATAAATAATTTTACCATTTACCTTATCAGCCTTCAAGTACTCCTTCCTGTTTTGTCTAAATAATGTATAACTACAATGAATCCAACCTGAGTTAGGATCATCGGAGTTCCAAAACTCTAAAATACATTGATCATAATCTAAATTTTTTACAATCCAATCGCTTACATCCTTATTATGAATGCCATATATTTCAAAGTCTGCTGCTTCACCCTTGGTATGCTGACTCTTAGTGCTAGATCCTATGGCACTACAAAGTTCCTTAGATCTATAACCTGATGAAACTGAAACTGGCATTTTAAAGTAGTTTCTTACTGGTTGTAAAATATTAATACATAAAACTCTAAGTGATTCTATTTGTTGAACATTGGGTTCATTTGGTATTCCCAATCTAATAGACTCATGAGATTTAATTAATTCATCAAGTGTAAAATTTTCACTTAATCTCATAAATATTTAAATAAGTTTTCATAAGCAAATCTGAATAATTTGGATTAGTAGCATATTTTTCTAATTTTATGAAGTATCTAGTGGTAATGTTTAGTTTATTGTTTTTTTGAAACTCACGTTCTTTTCTAAACTCTTCATAATGAGGATTATTGTTTAGAAGATTAATATAATATTTAACTGAATCACATTTTGACCTAAAGGTAGCAACTCTCCAATTCACATTAATAGAAACTTTTTCAGGCAATATACCATTTTCTAAATTATCAAACTGTCTAATTCCAAAAAGATTATTACCTTGTATTGCAAAACGAGACTTGCCATAATTTGATTCTAAAGATGCTTTGGTAATTATTAATTTTTTATCAACTGATTTTTCATTTATAAAATTACGTTCTAAGTAATTTATACATTTATCTACACTTTCTATAAATTCTTTATTATTATTAGCCCTAAAGGCGGGCTCTGTTTTATACATACAAAAAGTTATAAATACTAAAAAAAATAAAGTTCCTATGAATGTTAATGTCATAATTTTTAAATTTGAATATTGATTAATCATTACATTTACAATGTTGTTGTAAGCAACATTCACCATTCCAAAGTTTATAAATGCAATTACTAGGACTTATCTTTTTCAGTAATGTCGTAAAACATTTTATTAGATTCATCAGTTATCCAATCTTCTTTCTCAACATTCCATTCAGTATTTTGGACTTTATAGTCAGGCCATGACTTTGAAGTAGTAAAACTAGGTATGTTCCACAAAATACGATTATTAGGCTGAATAGCATAATTGCCATTATCAAGTGCCAAAACATGGCCACACTTATGCTCTGAAGGAATTTCAGAGTGTTCAGTATCAATGATGTTAGATTCTGGATGAGCCCAATCAATGGTAAATAAATATTCCCCAGAATAAAATTTTTTATCTTTTCCAAGATATTTACCTTTCTGTGAAATTAGAAAATCAAAAGCAGTAATACTAGGATAATAACTAAAATTATTCCACAACTGAAGCGTGTGTAACGGCATATCGGGCACTTCGGATCTAGAAAAACATTTTTGGAAAAACGCGGAAATAGGCAGTCTCCAATAGACCGCACCGTTTGGTAAAAGGACATGAAATAAAGTTGCACGCCCTGGCATGCTTGCAAGACCAAAGACCACACACTCTTCAAAACTGCCATGGTTTTGTTTAAAATCATAAAGGTACTCCCTCCTAATATTACAATAAATTGGTGGTATGTTTAAATTTAAATAAGCCATTTAGCATTTCCATCTTCTCCTTGCAGCACAAATTCTCTTATCAGGTGTTTTGCTACAGTCTATATTATGCATTCTCATTTGTCCAGCAGATCGACTGCAATATGATTTACGTCTAGCGGCTCTTTTAGGGCCTGGCTTATCCTCTGTAACTGCAGTTGATAATTTAGATCCAGGATTCATTCTTCTATAAGCTTCAACGCCTGCTTGTGTCATACCTGCGCCTGACTTAGTAGATCTAAAAAATTTTTTATTTTTTGGCGGCATTCCTCCTTTAGCATAAGGAGTTACATTTTTTTTGTTTAGTCCAGTATGTTCCTCTAGATATTCTCCATAGTAATCGTATGGATCTAATTTATCAGACATAAAACTATTTATCTATAAATAGTGTAATATTTAATGCGCTTGTATTTGAAGTGACACCTATGCCATCTACAATTCCAGTTCCACCTCGTGATGCATATAGTACACCATCTTCTGGAAGATTTAATGTTTCTGTAGCACCATTTGCTACAAACACTTGAATAAAAACTTGTGTGGCAGTAGATGAACTGACTGTTGTTGCGTTTGCTAAACCATTTATTATGGCAACACCAGATGAATTAGTTGATTGAATCATAAACCCACGTAAACGTGTAGGTCCTGTAAAAAGAACAGCGTTTGATGAACTAGTATTAACTGGTTTTACATCTGACTTCATAAAATGATTGTACCTTAAATTAACTGGGGCGTAAATACGCCCCAGTTTTTTTAATCTTTATGCTCCTGGTGAGCCGAAGATTCCTCTAGCATCAGAAAAGCCGAAGCTGTATCTTTCTCTAGCTTTAAATCTTACGTTACCAGTATCGAAATCACCTTCAATCGCTGTTTTGATTGGCGATCTTACAAAGTGTTTCAATCCATTAGGTGCATCAGTTATGATAAAGAATGCATCCGTGTCAGTTAAAAAGTGATTAACTCTGTAACCTTGAGGAACCATTCCCATATTTAATACTGCATTAATGTCGTTCTTCGCAAATGCGTTTGAACCACCAGCAGTTGTTGATAAAGGTGTTTTTAACACTCTCTCAGCAGTAAATTGTAATTCTTTTGGAATAATCAATTTAACACCTTGTAGAGCTATTTTTAAACCTCTTTCATCTACAAATGCAGCAATATCAATTAATGATTGCTCTAATGAAGTTTCTGACAAGTCTGCTGGAGTTGCAAGTTCATTTGCAAATGTACCACCACTCGCAAGAGGGTGTGCAGTTGAACAAAGTTCTACTCCGTCACCACCTGTAAATGCTGGATCAAAAGCATTATTAAGTATGTTAGCAGCTTGCTGTTGCTTAGTCTGTGACATTGATCTTGCTAACGCTCTTGTATACCTTGCTGCCAGTCTATCATAAAGGTTATCTTCAATAGCTTCCTCAGTTATAGCAAATGCTAATGCAAATGTTTGGTGAGTATATCTTGAAGTGTATGCTTCCGTAGCATCATCAAATACTACTGGGGCTCCCTCTGTTTTAGCTGATGCTCCTGCAAATCCAGATAACATTACTTCTTCTTCAAATGCTCTATCAGAAGTTTCTGTTATAAAGATTTCTGCATGCTCGTTGTCGTATCTATTATATTCCAGGCCGAATAGTGCATTCAATCCTGGCTCTAGTTCTTTGACTAGCTGCGATCGTGAAATAGCCATAATTTATTCTCCTATTATAGACCTGTTCCGCCTTGGCGGAAAAAGTGATTGTTAATTCTTACCAGAACTCCAACATTCGATGCCGCAGAGGTATCGTTGTTAAGTGGATCTTGAGTAATATCAATTGCTTGAACTACAAAAGTTCCTGCAGTACCTGATTCAGACACATCAAGAGTTACCTTTGATATACCTGTTTGAGTATTGCCTGATAGATTTGTTACTTGGTAGTTTCTAAACAAATCTGCAACAACAAAAGTTGCATCCGCTTTTATTTCATAAACTGTATCTGGTGCATCAATGACAGTTGCAATAATGTCACTAGCATTAATGTTGCCAGGATAAAAGTTTTTAAAAGTCGGTTTCTGAGTTGTTGGATCTGTATAAAAAACTCCATTAAAAACACCCACAACCGTGGTAGTTGTTCCTGCAGTGAACCTTTCAATTCCTCCAGCAGTGACTGGTACAACCAAATCACCTTGGAAAATTGCAGTTCCATAATTTGCAGCAATTCTATATCGGTTCTGTGCGTTTATAAATGGGCTACCGTTTAGCTGTCGTGCGGGTTTAAGCCCGTACTTTTCAGTTACGTTTGCCATATTTTTTTACTCCTTGTTAGTTTTTATACAGTGGTTGACTTTTGTCAAAAAATTATGACTTTCGTCCACCACCAAAAGTTACGCGAGATTGTCTACTAATATTAATAGGCATCTCAGGTCGTTGTTCCTTCATGAGTTCACCATCAATCGCGTGTAATCTATCTTGAGTAAGTTTTCTAAAATACTCAGCGCGAGATCGTGCAATCTCAATTGGTATCCTTGCCAACACAAGGCCAGCAACCCCGATGAGACCTGCGTATTTTCCGTCATGAATGACTGGATAACTGCTAGCTCCATACTTTTTAAGTACTTCTTCGGATCTAACAAATTCCCAACCTTCTCTCATTTTCTTCGACACATTTGCAGTGTCTTGAAAACCCATTGACTCGACTCTGATCCATCTATGTACAAAGCCGTCTGGCGCAGGTGGTGCATCCAGAGATGATGGTGGTGTCCATGGTTTTATTCTTGTTTCTTTAACTTCTTCGGACACGCGTGAAGTTCTATTATCTTTTACGCTCATTTAAACCTCCTTCACGAATTTGGCGTATTCTTCTAGTGGCACCCCTAATTTTTTGGCAATAGCCACCTGTGATTTGGTGAGTCTCACAGTTCTGCGTCCTTGTTGTTTTCTTCCAG